ACACATCCCGATAAGGTAAATTGGGGAGCCTCTGTATCTGCTACGAGGAAAAAACAATTTGCATTAGGGAAACTTTTTCTTCCTCGGCCTGTAGGTATTACTCACTATGGCAACGGTGGTATAAGAAAAGATTTAGGACACTACGTTAGGAGCGGGTTGGAAGCAAACTTTTGTAGGATTTTAAAACGTCTTAAAGTTAAATATTTCTACGAGCCTGATAAGTTTGTTCTTAAAGATGAAAATGGACAAATCTTTGGTACTTATACTCCTGATATCTATATTCCAAAAGAAGATAAGTATGTCGAGTTAAAAGGTAGATTGTTTGAAAAAGACAAAATTAAAATGGAAATGTTTCGTCGGCAATATCCGAAAGAGAAATTAGATATTATTTTTCAACAAAGTGAAAGGTGGAAACAAATGCGTAATCAGTATAGAGATGTTATTCCTAATTGGGAGAAGTAATTTATGGGTCACTTATTAGTAGGTGGCAGAATTACGAGAGCAGCATCTGAAGAAGACTTCCGAAGTGCTAGAGCAGGCTTGGGGAGTTCTGTTGGATCTGGTTTTGTGGAAATTCCTAATGTTAAGCCATTGAGAGGTACTCGTGGAATTAACAAAGTTCAGGATTCTTTAGCAAAGCAAGGTACCTTAGATGTAACTCGTAATGCTCCCTTATTTAACGATCCAAGGTATACTTCGTCAACGTTGGCCATTAATGGAACGGTGGCTCTTAAAGGTAACTTTAAGATGAAAAATTTGGCTATTTGCAGGAATCCCCTGAGAACTGTTGCTACTAATTGTATTAGTAACAATGCAACAGATTGGGCAACCCGCAGGGAAGTTCGAAAGAACCCCTCAGAGACTACACGCCAGACTTCCTTATGGGAAGATGATATAGTCCGAACTTACTAGAGATAGTAAGAGGGTAACAGAAATGTTTACCCCCTCTAAATATTTTAGAGAGTAACAAAATTGCCCAACCGACGAACGTACACTTAATGGGCTCTATCGTTTCTTTACAGAAACCGATCCGATCGTGGGGAGTGCCATTCGTCTTGCAACGGAACTTCCTTTAGCTGATCTCAAATTAGGACAGTGTGAGGATACAGGAGTACAACAACATTTTGAAGAAATGTGGGATAGAGTTAATGGAATAAAATTGTTGACGGATGCTACTGCCGAGCGTGCAGAAATAGGAAATGTTTTTTTATTTGGAGCATTCAACGAACATGATTATATGTGGGATCAATTTGCTATTCTTAATCCCGATTATGTAAAAATAGAATCTACGTGGATCAATGCGAAGCCGTTAATTAAACTTATTCCTGATGAAGCATTGAAAAAAGTAGTTCATACTCAAAGCCCTTCTTTTATTTTTAAACAATTGCCTCAAGAGATTGTCAAATATGTAATGTTTAATCAGGAAATTCCTCTTGCTTCGAATAACGTCTTTCATATAGCTCATGCAAAGAGGCCTTATGAATTACGAGGAAGATCTATTATTAAACGTATTCTCAAGACCCTAATGTTGGAAGATAGATTTAATCAAGCGAATTTTGCTTTAGCTACTCGTCATGCAGTTCCGATCACGGTAGTCAAGATTGGTGATCCTGCTTCTGGATGGCTTCCTGGGAATGAAGAAATTAATGATGTAAGAGATTTATTTTCTTCTTATGATTTAGATCCTAACTTTACTCTCTTTTATCATTATGGAATTAATATTGAATTCTATGGCTCTAACGGGCGTATGCTTCCCGTGGGACCTGAGCTCGATCGTCTCTATAGATTGAAGTTTATTGGTCTCAATATGCACGAGCAATTGATGACCGGAGCAGGCGGAAGTTATAGTGCGGCGTATGTTAATTTAGAAGTTCAACGTCAACGCTATCTTAATCTTCAACTTCAACTAGAAACCTTCTATCATCAAGGAGTGTGTAAACCCGTAGCAGATTTGTGTGGATTCTATCGCATCAAACAACCTTTGGCAGGATATGGAGGAGTGTCTTCGTCTCATTATGGAAAGGAAGATCCTTCAGAAATTCATACCTTGCAACAATCTGCTACTTTGAGGGATATCCAAGACAATACAGAATACAAAAAATTTCAGGCTCATAAGTTAGCAGAAATTGAAAATCAGAGAATGCGTCAGGTTCGGGAATACATATATCCGAAACTTGATTGGGGAGCTATGAACGCTGCTACAGATGAAAATCTGAAAAATTGGGTCAAATATTTAGCAAAAGAACGTCCGTGGTTAGTAGACGATGCTACATTAGCTCGGTTGGGGAGACTGGACAGAGATACTCAAGAGAAGGCGTATGTCAAAGATTTAGAGAGAGCGAGCGAAAGATACAAAGAGCTAGCGAAGAAAGGATTACTCCCCTTTGCGTTACAAAAAGGTCAAGGAGCAGGCGGGGCGGATATGTCTGGGATGGGGGACATTAGTTTAGGAGGAGGCCCTGAGATGGGAGGAGGGGCAGGTCCTGGAATGGAAGGTGGAGGAGAAGCTAATGCTCCTATTGGTGCAGGTGGTCCTCCAGAGGCTTCTAATGCACAAACACCCCCTGCAGGAGTTCAGAGCTCTTTGCAGTTGATGGAAGGGGAAATGTGGAAAGAAGTTCAAGGAGATGATATTAGGATATCTGCTGAGAATCAAGAGTTGTTAAAGAATAAGAAGTATGAAAGTCAAGCTATTTTAAAAATAGTCAATAGGTAGGTATGCTCTGGAGAGAAGTATTATCTGTAAAAAAGCCTATTCTTCGTTTGCACATGAAAAGAACAAAATTAGATTTTCCTGTATGGATTGGAATGGCGCGATTTAAAGCTAAAGAGGTGGGAATGGATTTTACTCCCGTTGAACAAGAACTGAAGGGTATTTATGTAGCAGATAATCCTATTGATGAAGTTTTAAAAATTCTTCATAAGTATTTTGATACACGAGTAGATTAAAAGGAACCTAATTATGTTAGTGAAAGTTTGTAACCAAGTTGTGACCCCTTTACCTTTTTCTCTTCAAACTACTGCATCAAAGGAACGAAGAGTTATTCCTGTTGATAGCCAAGATATGAGATATCTTCGTTTTAAAGCTATTGGAAATTTTGAAGTAGCAGGACAAAATGGCAACTTCGATTCGTTTCCTTATGTCTGGTTTGAAGATGAACGTCCTGGGTATGGATACAAGTCATTCGTCAATAAACGTGCGCACACAGAACATAATTCGGTACTTGGAATGGCGGGAAGTATTGGAGATCTTCCAGATGCCTATCTGAATAGATTTACGCTTGAAGGAATAACATTACCTTCAGAATTTGCTACTATAAAAAATCTTAGGTGGGATAAATTAGCAGGAAAGAAATATGCTGATTTTCGTTCTCAAGTGTTATCTGCTCCTCACCAAAAAGATGGATCTATAGAAGTTTTAATGCGTATAGATACGAAGTTGGTGAAGAGTGCTACAGTAGAACCGAAAACAAAACATTTACTAGAACGTATTATTCGAATGATAGATACGGGACAACGATTGAGTTGCAGCATGGGATGCAACATAAAAAAATCTGTGTGTTCCACCTGTGGGAATACCGCAGAGTTCGCCTTCCAATATTGTGAGCATCTGAAACCTACTCGTAAGGGGGGGTTGACTATTGTTTCAGCAAATCAAATACGAGATTTGCTTGATAAAGATTTATTGAGACCAGAATGGCTCAAACATACGGTAGCGAGTAAATTTGATCAAGAAGAGATTATCAAAGGAGCCAGTAATAAAGGAATAGCCGTTCGGAACGTAGAAATTAATCATGAATGTTCTTTCTTCGAACTCTCTGTTGTAGCGACTCCTGCATATCCTGATGCTATTGCATTGGAAAAATTGGCTCGAAAATCTGATGAATCCAAAAGTGATCATATGAAACGTCTTGCTTCCATATTAACGAATGAAGAATTGTTAGATGTGTATGATGAACTTAAAAAACGGGAACTGGTGAGTTCGGTATGCCAAGTATCCTAATGTCTCATAATTAAAGGATGTATTGTATGCGTGGACGTAATTTATATACTCCTGAGCAGTTAAAAGATCTGATGATCAAAAATGCTCACCTCAATCAAGTAGATTTTTGCAGTCGGTTTCATATTGGTCATGGTACGTGGTCTCGTTTGTTTAATCAATACCATAAAGACATTATGGAAGCTCGGGGAAAAGAAGGAACCCCAGAAGATAATATTATTAATGGAAAGAGATGGTTCTCTAATAAAAACTATACGTATAATGGAGAAACAGATACATACATTACTTTTATCAAGAGTGCTCCTAAGCCGGTAGTCTTGCCTGGAGATACCCATAGAGCTATGCAGAGAGCCTATTCTAATTGGGATGGACTTCCTGCTTCTATTAATGAAATTTGTAGACAATTTTCTTTTCCCCGTGCTTGGTTTATTGATTATAAAAGCGTTCACGGATGGACGCACGATAAAGAGCCATTTACGACAGAAGAAATTATGTCCAAGCCCATCGATTCTTTGGTGGAAGATGCTTTAGAACAACGGCGAGGACAGCTCTTTCAAAAGTTTGAACAAGATAAATGGAAAGAGACGAAAGCCGATGCAGATAAATACAGGAAGCTGTTACAAGGAGATTTAACTCCTTTCAATATTGCTATGTTGGAATGGGAACCCTTGAAGCCTTTTTCGCTTCCTAAGACAGCGGATGAGGATACATTTTCCTTTATTGTAGCAGCTACCGATTGGCAAATTGGATTAAAAG